AAGTAAATGTAGGTGATGAAGTAATAGTGCATCATAACATTTTTAGAAGATGGCATGATGTTAAAGGTAGAGAAAGAAATAGTAGATCTTATTGGGAGGGCAATAAGTATCTTATTTCTGAAGAACAAATATTTCTTTACAAGTCCAAAGATTGGAAAGCTATGCCAGGATATAGTTTTATAAAACCTTTAAAAGCTATAAATAAATATAACACTGAAGATGAGAGACCTTTAATTGGAATTGTTAAATATTCTGACGGGAAATTTAATAAAGAAGAGTTGGTTGGTTTTCACCCTAATAGTAAATATGAGTTTGTTATTGATGGAGAAAGATTATATAGAGTTATGAACAATTTTATTACAATTAAATATGAATATCAAGGAAACGAAGAAGAATATAATCCAAGCTGGGCACAAAGCGGTTGAAGAATTAATTAAAGTAGCTAAAGAAGCTATTGTAGATTCTGATGATGATATATCTGCTGATAGATTAAAAAACGCCGCCGCTACTAAAAAACTAGCAATATTTGATGCGTTTGAAATATTAAATAGAATTCAAGAAGAAGAAGATATGTTAGAAGGGAAACCTGTTGAAGAGAAGAAGAAAGTAGAGTTTAAAGGATTCGCAGAAGGAAGGTCTAAATAATGTATCAACAAACGTTATACAAGACCGTAAAGTCTGTAAAGCTAAACACTATTAAAAGACTTAATAAGTCTAAGAAGTGGAAATATGGTTATAATAAAGAAAATGATATTATTGTTATTAGTAAAAGTGGTCAAATTGATGAAATACTTGAGATACAAGGTTTAAAAATAGCATTACCAAAACAACCAATTAAAGTATATTCTTGTAGTAAAGAAAAAGAAGAACAAAAATGGAAACAATTTCCAGCTAATCCTGATTTTAAAAGAATTAAAACGGTATTTGATTGGCAAAATTATCCTAATGATTTTAAAGAAAAACATTACGAATATATAGACGAGGAGTTTAGAAGGAGAGAAGAAGGGTTTTGGTTTATGAATAACGGCAAACCAACATACTTAACAGGCACACACTATATGTACCTACAATGGAGTAAAATAGATGTTGGTGCTCCAGATTTTAGAGAAGCAAATAGATTGTTTTTTATATTTTGGGAAGCTTGCAAAGCTGATAAAAGATGTTACGGAATGTGCTATTTAAAAAATAGACGTTCTGGTTTTTCCTTTATGAGTTCAGCTGAAACTGTTAATTTAGCTACATTAGCTAGTGATAGTAGATTTGGTATCTTATCTAAGACTGGTGCTGATGCGAAAAAGATGTTTACAGACAAAGTAGTACCTATTAGTATTAATTATCCATTCTTCTTCAAACCAATACAGGACGGTATGGACCGACCAAAGTCCGAGCTCGCTTATAGGGTCCCAGCTAAAAAGTTTACTCGTAAAAAAATGAGGGAACAAGAGGAGATTGATGACATGGAGGGACTAGATACTACTATTGACTGGAAGAATACTGGAGATAATAGTTATGATGGAGAAAAATTAAACTTACTAGTTCATGATGAAAGTGGTAAATGGGAAAGACCTGATAACATAAAAAATAACTGGAGAGTTACAAAAACCTGTTTGCGACTAGGTAGTAGAATAGTTGGTAAATGTATGATGGGATCTACCTCTAATGCTTTAGATAAAGGAGGTGATAATTTTAAAAATTTATATTACAACTCTGACGCAACAAAAAGAAATAGAAACGGGCAAACTAAATCTGGTTTATATTCTTTATTTATCCCTATGGAATGGAATTACGAAGGATTTATTGATGAACACGGCCAGCCTGTATTTAACATTCCTACAAAAGAAACATTTGATCCTCATGGAATAGAAATAGATTATGGCGTAATAGATCATTGGGATAACGAAGCAGAAGGATTAAAAGACGATCAAGATGCTTTAAATGAATTTTATCGTCAGTTCCCTAGAACAGAAGAACATGCATTTAGAGACGAGACCGGTAATAGTCTATTTAACTTAGTAAAAATATATGAACAAATAGATTACAACGAAGGGAATAGAAATTCATCTGTTTTAACAACGGGTAATTTTCAATGGACAAATGGAGTTAAAGATACGCAAGTAGTTTTTAATCCTGATCCAAATGGAAGATTCAAAGTAAGTTGGGTACCAGAGCAAAAATTACAAAATAACGTTATATTAAAAAATGGCGTAAAATATCCAGGCAATGAACACATGGGAGCATTTGGTTGTGATTCATATGACATATCAGGAACTGTAGATGGAACGGGATCTAAGGGAGCTTTACATGGATTAACAAAGTTTTCAATGGAAAACGCTCCAGCTAATACATTTTTTTTAGAATATATAGCAAGACCGCAAACTGCTGATATATTTTTTGAAGACGTTTTGATGGCATTAGTATTTTATGGTATGCCACTACTTGCGGAGAATAATAAACCAAGATTATTATACTATTTAAGAAGAAGAGGTTATAGAGGATTTAGTATGAATAGGCCAGATAAAATCTGGAACAAATTATCAGTAGCAGAAAGAGAAGTTGGTGGAATACCAAACTCTAGTGAAGATATAAAACAAGCTCACGCGGCGGCAATAGAGATGTATATAAATGATCACGTTGGGTTGTTAAGCGATGGAACTTATGGTAATATGTACTTTGGCGATACATTAAACGATTGGACAAAGTTTGATATAACTAAAAGAACAAAGCATGATGCATCTATTAGTTCCGGATTAGCAATAATGGGTTGTAATAGACATTTATATAGACCAAATCCAGAAAGAGAAAAAACACCAGTTAACCTAACAATAAATAAATATAATAATAAAGGATTTCAATCAACAATAATAAAAAATAAAGTATGACAGAGTCTGTTGTAAATTTTCCCTCACAAGCGGTAAGTGATTTAGAAAAACTTAGTGATGAGTATGGTTTAAAAGTAGCTAAAGCTATAAGACAAGAATGGTTTGATGGCTCTACTAATAAATTTAATACTAATATAAATAACTTTCATAAATTAAGATTATACGCTAGAGGAGAACAATCTATACAAAAATATAAAAACGAATTATCTATAAATGGAGATTTATCTTATCTTAATTTAGATTGGAAACCTGTTCCTATTATTCCTAAATTTGTAGATATAGTAGTTAATGGAATGGCTCAAAGATCTTACGAAATAAATGCATTTTCCCAAGATCAATACGGAGTTAGTAAAAGAACCAAATACATGCAATCCGTACTTAGGGATATGCGCTCTAAAGAATTTAACAACGTAGCAAAAGCAAATTTTAATATTGATCTTTACGAAAACCAAACAGAAACTTTACCTGATACAGAAGAAGAACTAGCTTTGCACATGCAGCTTAATTACAAGCAGGCTGTAGAATTAGCAGAAGAACAAGCAATAAATGTTTTAATGGAGGGTAGTGATTACGATCTTATAAGAAGAAGAACATTATATGATATCGCAACGATAGGTATAGGTGCTACTAAAACTACTTTTGATTGGCATGATGGCGCTAAAGTTAAATATGTTGATCCAGCTAATTTAGTTTACTCTTATACAGAATCTCCTTATTTTGATGATGTTTATTATATTGGTGAGGTAAAAGAAATCCCTATAAATGAATTAGTTAGAGAATTTAAAAATCTTACTGAAGAAGAAATAGAAGAAATAATTAAAAAATCTGGAAATCCATTAGACGGCAGTGGAAACTATAGAAAAAGAACAGATGATAAAAATAAAATTCAAGTTCTTTATTTTAACTATAAAACCCACATGAATAATGTTTATAAATTAAAAACACTATCTAGCGGTGGAGAAAAAATTATTCAAAAAGATGATACGTTTAATCCTCCCCCTAGCATGGACGGTGAATTTAGAAAAGTAGAAAGAGTTATTGAGGTTTTATACGAAGGAGTTTATTTAGTAGGATCTAATAAACTATTAAAATGGAAGATGGCGGATAATATGATGCGTTCAGATTCTGATTTTGGTTCTGTTAAAATGAATTATCAAATTACAGCTCCTAGAATGTATGAAGGTAGAATAGAATCTTTAGTTAGTAGAATAACTGGGTTTGCTGATATGATTCAGCTTACACATTTGAAACTACAGCAAGTTATGGCTAGAATGGTTCCTGATGGCGTTTATTTAGATGCTGATGGTCTAGCAGAAATAGATTTAGGTAACGGAACAAACTATAATCCACAAGAAGCTTTAAATATGTTCTTCCAAACTGGTAGTGTTATTGGTAGAAGCTTTACTTCAGAAGGAGATATGAATCCTGGAAAAGTGCCTATACAACAAATACAAAACGGAGCAGGAGGTAACAAAATACAAAGTTTAATTACAACTTATAATTATTATCTTCAAATGATAAGAGATGTCACTGGACTTAACGAGGCTAGAGACGCTACGACACCAGATAAAAATGCTTTAGTTGGTGTTCAAAAATTAGCAGCTGCAAATTCTAATACAGCAACTAGACATATATTACAATCTATGTTATATCTCACTGCTTCTGCGGCAGAGTGTTTATCACTACGCATTTCTGATATTGTAGAGTACTCTCCAACAAAGGAAGCTTTTATAAATGCTATTGGTGCTCATAATGTTGCAACACTACACGAGATAAAAGATTTACATTTATATGATTTTGGTATATTTATAGAATTACTACCAGATGAAGAAGAAAAACAAATATTAGAAAATAATATACAAATGGCTTTGCAACAACAAACACTTGATTTAGACGACGCTATCGATCTTAGAGAGGTTAGAAGTGTTAAACTAGCAAATCAACTTCTTAAAGTAAAAAGAAAAAAGAAATTGCAAAGAGATCAAGAAATGCAACAACAAAATATTAAAGCTCAATCTGAAGCAAATGCTCAACAGCAAAATGCGGCAGCTCAAGCAGAAATACAAAAAAATCAAGCTAAAGTACAGGCTGATGTTCAATTGGAGCAAACAAAGAATCAGTTGCAAACGCAGTATTTAAAGCATGAAATACAAGGTAAAAAAGAATTAATGCAATACGAGTTTGATTTAAATTCTCAATTAAAACAAATGGAAACTCAACAAAAAACTAGAGACGAGGGGGTGCGAGAAGATAGAAAAGATCAAAGAGTCGATAGGCAAGCTGCTCATCAAAGAGATATGATAGAGCAAAGAAACCAGGGTGCTTCACTTAATAAGTTTGAATCATCAGGTAATGATATACTTACAGGGGACGCAGGACTTGAAGGTCTAAATCTCTAATATTTAATATTTTATAAAATTTTATTATGGAAGAACAAAACAAAGAAGTTGTTGAAGAGACAACTGAATCTGTTGAAGAAACAACAGAGGAAAACAATGAACAACCCGTAGAAGAGGTTGTTGAAGAAACAATAGACGAATCTAAGTTTGAAAGCGCTGGAGACGACAGTGTTTATAAAGTAGATTTAAATAATCCACCTAAACAAAAAGAAGAGGTAGTAAAAGAAGAAATAAAAGTAACTGAAGAAAAGTTAGACGAACAACAAGAGCAAGAAGTTACTGAAGAACAACCAGTTCTTGAAGAGATTACAGCAGAAGATTTAATTGAAAATAAAGAAGAAATTGAAAATGTTGTAGAAGAAGCAAAAGAAACTGGAGAAGCATTACCTAAAAATCTACAAAAACTTGCAAGTTTTATGGAAGAGACAGGTGGTGATTTAGAAGATTACGTCAATTTAAATAGAGATGTTGAAAAAATGGACGACTCAGAAGTATTAGATGAATACTATCGTTCAACAAAGTCTCACTTAAGTCCAGAAGAAAGAAGTTTTTTACTAGAAGATTCTTTTGGTATTGACGAAGACGTTGACGACGAAAGAACACAACGTAAAAAGAAAATAGCCCTTAAAGAGCAAGTTGCCGAGGCTAAAGCCCACTTAGACAGGCAAAAGTCTAAATACTATGAAGATATCAAAGCTGGGTCAAAGTTGACTCAAGAACAACAAAAAGCTATTGATTTCTTTAATAGATACAACAAGGAATCTGAAGAGCAGAAAAAAATATCTGAAGCAAGTAAAGCATCATTTCAAAAGAAAACTAGTAATGTTTTTAATAACAAATTCAAAGGTTTTGAATATAATGTTGGAGACAAAAAATACAGGTTTAATGTCAAAGATGCTGGTAAAGTAAAAGAAACCCAGAGTGATATTAATAATTTTGTTAACAAATTTGTTGGCGAAGATAAAACAACTATTAGTGATGCTGCTGGTTATCATAAGTCTTTATTCACTGCTATGAACGCTGATGCTATAGCGAATCATTTTTACGAACAAGGTAAAGCCGATGCTATTAAGGATCAGGTTGCTAAAGATAAAAATATTAATTTAAATCCTAGACAAACGCACGGCGAAACAAATGTTGGCGGTGTTAAGTATAGAGTTTTAGGTAGTTCTGCCGATGATTTCACGAATCAAAATAGATCATTTAAAATTAGAAAAAAATAAAAATAAATAATTATGGCAATAACTTCAAATGTTGCTCCAGCTGCGGCACCTAGTAGACAAACATTAGCTTCGGCTTATATTGACTTTACGGGGGCTGGCAACGACTGGGCACAACAATATTTACCAGATCTTATGGAGAAAGAATCTGAAATTTTTGGAAACAGAACTATTTCAGGATTCCTTTCACAAGTAGGAGCTGAAGAGGCTATGGCATCAGATATGGTGGTATGGTCTGAACAATCAAGATTACATCTTAGTTACACAATGACATTAGGTGGCACTGGTACTACATTAGTAGCTACCCATGACGCAGATGGACAAGCTGTAGCTACATCAGGTGATATGTCTACAGGACATCACGGTATACGAGCTGGAGACATGCTTATAATCGCTGACGCTAACTCTACTGTAAAAGCTTACGCTGCTGCTGTAGCTGTTAACGGTAT